GGAATCCCCTATTTGACTATAAAGTAAAATAGTTGCTTCATCTTCACTAATATTTTTAATGTACTTAAAGTTCATAATACAAAATTAATTACTATATTTGCCTTAAAACTGTTATTGTTACTATAAATTATGGGTAGAAAAAACAATGAAGATGATGTACGTGTAAAAATGCTATCTTATGGAGTTAGATTAACGTGCTATGTTAGTGGAGCTAAAAAGAATAGATTTTTATTAGATCAAATAAAAAGAGATTTAGGCGAAGGTGAATTGATAAAAAATATTTTAGATATTCATTACGCTATTGTTGACGAAATACCCGAATTTAAAGAAAAAGAGCATACAGAATTAAAAAAATACCTAATAGATAAAATTAAACTTAAATAATATGAAAAAACTAATAACAATATTAGCATTATTAACTAATTTTTGTAATGCTCAAACTCAATCAGATTATATTAATGTAATTAATGTTACAGATACATTAAGTACAAACGACACGCTAACAATAGTTTTTACTAAAAGTACTAATTTTGGTGGTAATGGGATGAGTGTTTTACAATTATGGACATCATCATACTTACAAAATTGTTTAAATGTGTTTAGTGGTTTTTTATCTTTAGATAGTGCTAATACCTATAAACACAAAGTTAAAATTACTCCAATAATGGGGACTGGTAATGGTCGTATTTATTCTAATGCTACTGTTGGAAACTATAAACCATTCTATATTCGTTCTACTGTTAGCATTAAAGAATATGATAAAAATGAAATAGTTAATGTTAAGTATTACGATATTTACGGAAAAGAAAAACCCTCATATAATGAAGGTTTAACTATTAGGATAACAACGTATTCAAACGGTTATCAAAAAAGGGATAAAATTATCCTTTTGGAAAACTAATTTCACCTTTTAAAGTTACTGTTACACCTGTATTAATAAATATATCAGTATCCCCATCAGTTGTTCTTGTCAATGTTATTCTTTGACCTTCAGAACCACCATCATTAGACCTTGATAATAGCATTGTATAATTAGTAGTACTTGTAGGTGCTTTATATGAACAAGTCCCAACAAAACAATTAGTGGCTGTTAATACAGTTGCTTTATTTAAACCTGTTGGTAAAGGAACGTGTATTTTATCAACAACAGCTCCATCCGTAACATCAAATGTAATATTAAAATTTAATTTAACTATTCCTGAAATTACAACCCATGAATAATTATACGCATCATTATTGTAAGCAAATGGCCCTGAAGCTACTATTGAAACATCAATAGTTGTTTGAGCACTTGTACTTGTTTGAACGGTTGCAGCTCCATATAAACTAACTAAATCAGTTGAAATAAAATCACCACCACTAGCCACATCAGTAGCAACGTATTTATAAATATCATGTACTGATTTAGAAGAACTATCTGTAAAAATTAAAGGATCAGCCGTTGGATCTTGTGTTTTAGTTAAAATAAATCTAGCTACATTTGTAGTTCCATTTACAGCAGTTGTTTCATAATATTTCCCACCATAAAATAATTCACCAGCAGTTACGTCTTTACCTGCATCTGAAACAACACACCCACTAATAACATAAGGTGTAGTTAATGAATAAGCGCCTAATGAAGATGTAACTATACTTTTAATTATAGCAGCTTTATCTTCTGTATTATAGTCTTGTAAAAACTTTAATGAATTAGCTGTAAATGGTTGTAGTGCCGTTGGCTCAACTATTTGTGATATGTCTATGTTTTTCATGATGTATTAAAATGTTACTATGTTATATTGCATTCCAATTAAATTATATTTATCTGCAAAACTTTTTATTATTAATTCTGCTTCAGTAGCCGTTCCTAATGCTGAAAATGTAGCTATTGGAAAATTAATTGTATAATCAAATTCATCCGTTGTATAATATGGTGAATATCCCATATAATCAATTTGATTAATGCTATTTAAAGGCATTATAGAAGATGTTTCACTACTGCCACCAATAACAAAGTTAGTATTTGTGTTTACTATATTAGTGGTAATATAAATTCCAGATGTTTGAAAAAAAGTATTTAAAGCAAGTTCATATATTAATTTTTGTGAAGTATATTTAACCCTTTCATCTACTCCTATAAATAAATCGTTTACTTTTTCCCAATGTTCAGTATCGTAAGGATAAAATCCAAGCGAAGCCTTTACACACTCATAAATACTTCTATCTTCATAAATAACTCTATCACCTACATTATAAGCAGCTACTAAATCCCATGCAGGATATGAGCAACCAGTTTTATAATCTTCAAAAATTAAACTCCAAAGGTTTTGGACGTTGCTAGTTAATACATAAAGCCATGATAGTAGTTTATCATTTCTTAAAACAGGCGGTGTTAATTGTTCCGCTACTATTTCATTATCATAACTGTATATTGACATCTATTGAGCTGTAAAAGTTAATTTATCTGCAAATGTTTCTCCAGAAGTAGTTTCTTCTACTATATATCCAGCATCTAATTGAAATAAAGGGATAATAGTTGTATTATTTTGAACTAAATAAGTTTTATCTATAAATGAAGTTGCATCTGGTCTAATTGCAATATCTTGTATTAATATATCGGTAACTCCTGTAACCGATTGAATAGCATCTGTTAATGCAGATACTTTTACTTTCCCATCAAATGGTAAATTAGCTAAATAAGTGTTTACTGCTAATATAACACTATCAGAAATAGTTGAAGCATATTGTCCATCATAAAAAATATTAGCTTTTAAATACAATTTATCAGATGCTTTGGAAGTAACAAAGTAATTAACTCCAGCAAATGCAATATCATCTACATAACCACCTAATGAAGATAATTCTAAAACTCCTAATGCTACTGGCGGTTCTGATTTAGCTACTTTAATTAAAACGGTTCTTTGTGCTGTTCTATTTACAGAGCATCTAGTTACAATTCTTTTAGTTGTATCTGGAACTGTATAATTAATAGAAAAATCACTCCCAACTGTTAAAACTTGTGGAGTAACCGAATCATATTGAAATTCTAAAACTTTTGATTGTAACCAAGCAGCAGAACCAACGGCAGCAGTTTTAATTTTAGCTTCTAAATCTGTTTTAAATATATCCCATAACGTTTCCTGTAAATACATTTGTGTAGCTACTATGTACTTCCATAATGTATAAATAGCAGAATTGGAAGTACTATTTAAAGTACTTAAATCTGTTTGATTTGCCTGTTCCGCATCTAATAATGCTACTATTGTTTGTATTGACCTTGCCATTATATTTCGTCTGGAGCTACTATTTCAGTAGTTAAGTTAGGTGTTAATGTTTCTAAAGTAGTATTTTGTGTTTGATTATCGTTACCTAAAGTAGCGTAATCCTGTATGTAATCTTGTACGTTTGGATGATCAAAGTTTTGTTCTTCGTTACGTCTTAATAACTTACCAAAAGTACCATATTGTTTATTATGTACCGTTTGCCAAACAGTATCGGTTAACGTTAGTATTGAAGTATCTTCATCTTTATAAGATTCAAATAATATGTGTAAACGTACTGTTAAATCGTACTGTTGAGATACTGCTAATTTGCCCTTATCTGTATAATTACTAGGTAAAAACTCAATACCAATTGCAGGATATAAGAAAGCATTTTCTTCGCTTTCACGTTCCAATTGGTTATTCCATAAGAAAACCTTTTTAATGCCACTAATAGCGGTTAAATCAGTTTTTAATGAGTTATATAAAGTTAGTTTAGACATTAAATATTATTCAATACTCCAATTATTCTTTTTGAAATTTCTTCTTTATTAATAATAGTTCCGTCTTTACTTACAAAACATTTACCAATTAAAGCATCAATATTTATAACTATATTTTTATCATTTTCCATAACGCAAATATACAAATTAAATATATAAATATATTACTCTATTTGTATTACCGAATCCAATTTTATTTCTAATCACATCAAAAAATGTAGATTCTTTAAATATATTATTAAAATCGTCTAATGATATATTGTTTTTAATAAGTATTGAATCCACGTTGTATTCCATAATGCAAATATACGAATTATTTGTTAAATTGTTTCTTAATATTTTTATCTAAAAAAGCAATTATTTGTCTATTTAATTTACCTGAATAGCCTATGAATTGACGTTTAGGCATTTTGAAAGAATGTTTACCCCACGCTTTACCCATTAACCCATCATTATGTATTCTGGCATAAGGCACGTCTGTATAAATTTTAGCGGATAAACTACCAAAACGTTTACTTCTAATTGAACGACTTAAACGCCCTGCTCCAGCTTTACCAATTAAAATGCCTCTATCAATTCCTAAACTTCTAACTCCACTTTCACCACGTCTACCACGTTTATAAGTATCAATACCTCTTTTACGTTTTTTCCAAGGCACAAAAGTTTCATCAGTAAAACCTCCATCTCTAAAAGACTTTGTGAAATGAGTTGCAGCTAATTTACCACTAGCCTCCACTAACTTCTCTAATTGAGGTTTAAACGCTTCAATCTGTTTTAATATCTTTTTATGTTCCGCAAATGTTGCCATTAGTTTAATCCAAAGTAAAATATTTGACAGTAATTTAATCCTCTTTTATTCTTATTCAATAAAATATGTGTAAAATAATAACAACTACAAGTTAATTGTTCGTTTACGTTTCCTTTGCCTATTAAATTGTTAATCATTTTCTATTGGTTCAAAAGTTATGTTATTATCTTGATTTGGTAGCGGTTCTGAATGGTCGTTTTCGTCTAATAATATTTCATCTGGTATAATATCAAAAGCTAAACACCTTAAATCACTTAAATAATTTTTACACTTTAAACATCTATCATTTTCCATTATCAATAGTTTTAAATAATTTTAATATATCATCTGGCACACCATTTGCACCGTTTTTTCTGTAAGTTGAATACCATTCTGCAAAGTATTCCATTTTGTTAGTTCCAGAATATTGGGTTATAGTATTAGACATTGTAAATTCTTTACCACTTTCTTTAAATATTAATTCATGTCTATGATGCCCTAATTCATGTATCATTGTAGTATGTAATGATTCATTTGGAGTTGTTTCCATTGAACTTGTGCTAAACCATTTAGGATTTAACCCATCTTCAATTCTTTTTTCATAAACTTTTATGTTTTTTTCAATAGATTCTATTAAATATTTTTTAGAGCTTTCTGAAAACTGAGTACTATCTTTTATTTTAATTAATTCAGCTTTTTGTTCAGATAATATATCTTGATAGCTTTTTAATGGAGTGTGTTTAAAGTCTTTTAAATGATGTAAATTAATGTTTATATCACGTCTTAAAACCTCTCTAGTTTTTCTATCCTGCTCTTGTAAATAAACAGCCTTAAAATTAGATTTAGGTCTATTAACAGTCTTTAAATTATCTATATTTAATGGATTAATTTTATGCTCTTTTTCAACTGCTTTTAATACACTATTAAATAAATTATTATCTTCTAATCCTTTTAAATTAACGTTTTTTACACCTAATTGTAATATCCTTTGTTCAGCTTCTTTAATATCTTTAGCAGGAATAAACTCATTACTCTTAACTGGAGTGCTAATTTTAGGCATTTCCATTTTAGGTTTAGGCATATAAAAGTTATTACTAGCTAAATCCCTATCTCTATCCGCTACCACAAAATAAGGGTGCTTATCACTAAACACTATCTTTTGTTTTCCTGCATTCATCATAAATTCAGGCGGTACAGTATCAGGTTTTTTAAATCCTTTTAAACTTGTTTTATCTTCACTATCAGTTTGTAATGTAGTACATCTACAATTCCAGCCATTAGGTGGAAAATAGTTATCCCAAAACTTATCATTTACTGGACGTGAAATATTATTTAACATAGCGTGTTCAGGACGTACCCTTCCATCTCCTACTGTGCTATAAGTTAGCATAGGTAATAATTCTGAATTACTTTCAATATCCATCCACATACTAGCACTCCTACTTTGTGATATGGCAGCGTTATATTCAGCTCTTAAATAGTTTTCATTGTAATTTTTGAATATATCAGTACCTGTTTTTTTATACTCGCTAAATGGTTTAATCCTATCTTTGTCGTAAATAGCATCTACCATTTCACGTACTTGGTGGTACTGTTTAGCTCCCGAAAATACATAAACGTTATTTCTTAAATCGTTAAGCATTTTAAAATCGGGACTATTCCATTCAACATCGGTTAAAGACTTACCAAAGCCATTATAAACACCATTAGTTAGCTTTTCGGCTACTCGTGAATAGGTTGCAACGTCTAAAGATTGTGGAGTGATTAAACCACTATAAACACCAACTACAATACGTTCAATTTCTTCGTCTGAAAATATGTTAATTGGTGCAGCATTTTGTATGTCGCAAAATGAACACATTATTTATAGAGATTATCTAATCTATTTTTAATATTTACCACATCGGTAGGGTCATTAACTACAACAACCTCACTCCCATATTTCTCCTCTAAATATTCAGGACTGAAAGTGAATTTACCTGTTTTAATTAACTCAATATCTATCTTAGACTGTTCAATTAAACTTAAATCATCTTCAGCCTTAACAGTTATTTTAACACCTTCTGGGAATATACCTAAACGTGTCATCATTGGAACTAATTGATAGTTTAAAACACCTTCTATAAAGAACTCATCATTATAAGCAACGTTTTTTAAAACACGTTCTTGAACTTCTGCACTACCTACATATGCTTTTTCATCTAGTGTTCCTGTTTGACCTAATATAAGTTTGCTAATTTCAGAATTACAACGCTGTATCATCATATCAAACACTTGAAAAGCATCTGAGCGATTAGATTCTACTAACTCAATTAAATCATCTGTATCAAACACACCATAAGAAGCAACACCCATGTTTCTAAGCATAGTTTCCATATTAGCACGTGTTCCTTCATCTCTAGTATTAGTTTTACCTATTCTAATAGGACTACCAAATATTTCTACAAATTCACTCCATGCTCCTAATGCGTTTTTCTTCCAAATAACTAATGGAGCTGCTTTTAAATATAACCCTAAATCTCTATCCTTACCAACTCCAATACACCAATTATTATAAGGTGGATCTAAATAAGGATAACCAGATAAATCTGCATAAGTATTAGTTACTATATGAAATTCTGGTTTTACATATTCTCTAGGTACTAATTCAACTGCTTTAAAAGCATCATTTACAACACTATCAAATTGAATTAATGAATGACCGTAAAATATAGCATCTAAGGCATAATCTATAAAATCTCTAAACCATTTCTGTTTAATAATATATTCCAACTCTT